CCAGTAGGGATAGGTGCGATGAGACCGCCGCCAAGGTTGAACAGGGTGACGAAGTTGCTGTTGGACGAGTATCTTGCCCTGTGATGGCGAGCGTCCATGACGACGAGTGCGTCCTTTCTGGACTGGAGTGCCCTCATGGCGTACCAATTGGTCATGACGCCACGGTAGGCATTGTCTTCGCCAAGCGGGATGGTGTCTGGGAAGTCGTAATCACCTGCGATAGAGTCGCCCAACTTGGCCTTGAGTTCATTGTGCCTTGCCTTCAGGACGTCCAGTTCAGGGTCTGGCGTGTGGCCAAGGTACGTGTTGACGATGGCTGGGGCGTTGTTCTCGAACATGCGTCCGAGCATGGTCCTAGCATGAGCAGGCTGAGAGACCCTAGACCTAGACAGGGCGTACCCGCTGGTCGAATCCAAGTCGACGTCGGTGACCCTAAGCAACTTGTGGCCCGATTCGTCGAGTTGTTCCAATTGCTCGGCTGTGACCTTGTCTGGTTCGGTCAGCGTCAGTCGCATGATTTCAGCCCTTTCCTTGGTCACCGAGCCAGAGGGCCAATCGCCGTCTGCGTACTTGGACCTGTCCAAGTGGTCCACGAAAGCGGACGGCTCCATTCCTAGAATCTGAGCACGTAGCCTGAGGTCAAAGGCGACCTGATGTACGGGCCTGAGTTCAAGGAACCTGTGTCCCATGCCTGAATGGATTCTGCCAAGTATCTTCTTTGCGTTTTCAGCGGCTTGGCTGTGCCTGACCTTGCCTCCGCTATATGATTCTGCGGAAGAGACATAGTCATTGATTCGAGCGGCAGAAAGGATGACGGGCATCTTGCTGCCCAAGAGTTCAGGCGTATCGGCGGTGTGGTATTCGCCCCTGTTTATGTGCGGCGAGGTACGCTTGTTCTTGAAGTCGACGATTTGAGAGCCGTCTTCGTAGTAAGCGAGTTCAAGGTACCTGACGGCCCTCAGCGTCGTGGATTTCCACTGCTTAAAAAGCATATGATTCTCACGCCTTGCGTGGCCGCTAGGCAGTGAGTCAGGGGTTAACTTCTCGACCCTACGCCTGAAGTCCATCAAGGTCTCCATTGCGACCTTGTCGTAGTCTACGGGAGGCCTTTGGACGCTGTCTAGGTCCAGTTCATAGAACTGACCGAGTTCGTCTACCTTAGCCATGAACTCCTTGTTGAATTGCAGGCCAATACTTGCAATAAGCATGGCCAATCCATGCGGGTTGGTGTTGCTTGAATACCTGAACATTGCCCTCGTCGATGTTCCTACAAGTCCAGCGTGTTCGTTGTTGCCGTAGCCGTAGAGCAAAGAATACAGGTCGGACTCCATCGGGGCCATGTTGCCGTTCAAGTCCTCATGAATCATTTCAAACAGTCTCATGTGCACGCCGCCGTCATAGTTCAGGTCAAACACGACTTCTGGCACGTAATCTTCCTTCATGCCATACTGCTCCTGAACCTGTTTGCTTACTTTGTGGCGGACCTCGTGGTTGAAAGCAACCGAAGTATCATTGTTTTGGCTGAGGTATTCCCTCGCTATCAGATACCTGAACAGCGGAGTTCCGTTGTCCCATTCGTACCTAGCGATGAAGTTATACAGTGCGTCCCTGTGCTTGTGCTTGGTGGAATGGGTGAGGTACGCAAGCGGTGCGGAGACGTTGGCTTTTGCGTTCTCCTTGTCGGCAATTTTCTGTTCCACCATCCTGAACTCACTTACTAGGGACGTGGCTTCGACTTGCTCAAAGGTGGCTCCGAGCATGGCGTCCTGCTTAGGACCGAAGGTGGAACCTTGGTATGGGTCCGACTGAAGTTCTTCGACGCCCAGCACTGCGAGGGTGTCACGGCTTAGTTTCAGGGAACTTGCCACCTCTCCGATAGGTGCGTTGGCACGGTGATACGCCGTCACGATGACGTCGCTGTGGCGTGCATGGCCAAGTTGCATGGTGCCAGACGGGGTGGTCTTGTGGCCGCTGTTCCTTGTCGCCCCTTTCGCAGATTTCCTGACCGACATGATTCGCTCGGCGGACTTGTGCTGTCGCAACAAAGCCTCCTTCTTGGCTGGGTCGGATTCGAGGTTGGCCATGTCCTTGAGGCCACGGACGTAGTTTTCTCCCTTTTGGATTTCCAATTCCGTGTACAGGGTATCCCACCTGTATGAGCCGATGCCGCTGGTGTACCCGACATAATCAGGGACGGAATCGACCTGTTGAAGGCCATACGCAGAAGCGTCTGCTTGGGTCGCTTGGTTCTGCACGCCCTTGCCAGTGACCTTCCTCGTGGGCGGAGGCTCAATCCTAGAGCCATGATAAGACGTGTTCATCGCCAGACCCCAGTTTGAAATCTCGTTCAAGGTGGTGTCCGAAGTCCTGAAATCGGCGATGGCTAGGTCGAACCCAGAGAGACGAGCGGATGCTTCCAGCCTAGCCCTAGCGAAGGCGTCGTTGAACAGGTGCCTGTACGTCGCCATTACTGGCTCGGTGATAGCGTCAAAGTTCCTGAACTCTTGGAGCATCATGTCTGCGACCTGACGCTTGGGCAGGGCATCCTTGCTGATGTCGGATGCGTTCTCAAGAAGGTCGGGCCTCGAACCAATCTTCTCAGCCCTGTCCTTTTCGTAGAATTGCTCGAGTGCCGACCTGAGGGCATCGTCGTGCATCTTGCGGATGTTGGCCAGATAGGCGACCATCTCGCCCTTCTGGTCTTCTGGTGCAGACTCGATTGCGGCTTCAATGGTCTTCAGGTGCCTATTTCGTTCGGCCAGAAGCCTGTGTGCGGCAGACCTGATTGCGACAGTGGGCGAGGTAATGTTGCCCACATAGGGAGTCTGTAACCTTTCGTGATTGAGGCGTCCAGTGGTCGGGTACATCGCCCAGATGAACTTGGCTACTTCCTCCTTGGTAATCTTGTGCTCCTTGTGGTCGTAGAGAAACTCGGCCAGACCCAAGACACGCATCTCGGCCTTGGAAACCTGATTCTCCATGAACATCTCGTACCATTCGCTACCAGTAGCGATGTCCACGGCCTTCTTGACCTTCTTGAGGGCACCAGATTTGTTCTTCTCCATCATGGGCACCATGGCAGTCCTGAGGATGCTCAGGGCTTTCGGTGCGAACTGGATGTAGGAACCACCCACTGCGAACTGTAGGCCACGGCGGATGTCATGCTCGTACACGCCTACGTCGCCGACGGAAAGGTTAATCCTGTCCCTAGACGGTGCCTTGCCAGTGATTGCTTCGGTCCTAAGGAGCATTTCCTGAGCGGCCTTTGCCTCCGCACGGCTTGCAAACGTCTTGTCGACGTTGCCTACGAAGTAGGTGCCGTCGGCTGTGAAGATGTCCTTCTCATTGCCGTCGTAAGTTGCGGCGGCGTCGGAAACAAACTCTGGGTTGAACTTGAGGCCAGCGTTGATGTCAGCCTTGCCGCTTGTGCGGCTGTGGGCAAGTGAGGGGTCAATGTCCTCCAGCCTAAACTGGCCTTCCCTGAACAGGATAGAGGGGATTTCAGCCTCGATGCCGCCTTGAGACACCCTATCGGCATGTGCCTTCGCTTCGCTTTCTGTCCTGAAGGCCGAGACCTTTCGGGTCTTAATCGGGTTGCCTGCCTTGTCGACGCCGCTGACGACGTCGTGGCCGACGAGATATCCACTCTTGTCGCTCTTCCTGATGATAGAGACGTTGGCCTTGCTCTGGGCGTCCCAAGCATACCTTTGCAGATGCGGGGAGTTGGGCATGATAAGGTCGATGACTGCGGACCTGTCTCCGTTGAGTGCAATAGACCTCTCAACGTCAGGCATAAAGTATCCGCCCTCTGAGGACGTCAGTCGTTCATGCAATTTGCCCAAGTCTGCAAACACCGACGGCATGAGGAGGCCATACCTCTGTGCAGAAATCTGGATGTTCTGCGTAGTCGACGAAGTGCTCTTTTGTGCACCAGTGTCGGCGTAGCCGAAATCAGAAGGCCTTGCCCTTGCTTCGGCCCTATTGTCGATTCTGATGGCGAGATAGTTGTCGATGGCCGACTTGACTGACGCAATCTCATTCGAGGTGGCGTAACCGTTCAAGTGGGGGCTTCCGTCCGCAGGCAATGAACTTCCGCCCCTCCTGTACGCACCGTTCTTTTGGTTTACCCCATACCTTTCGCTGGTAAGCAGAAGGTTGCTGTGTGCCACTTGAGTGAAGAACGCATGCTGTATGTCAGCCGCCGTTGCGTTGGCAGGTAGTATGACGGTGACATAACCATCCTCAGGGCTGGCCATGGAAGCGAATTCTGCCATGGCAAGAACCCTAGCAACCTTGGCGTCTTCATTAGTGAAGTCGTCAAAGTCCATGACCCTGTCTCCGCTCATGATTCTCTGGTATGCGTCAAAGATAGCGTCGGGCTTTTCGGCATATTTAGAGAGTTGCTGCTTCGACATGCTCTTGATGTTGGAGCCTCCGTAGACACGCTGTGCGATAGCCTTTGCACTGGCCTCGTACTGGGCCCTTACCATCGGGTCGATGAAGTCCATGTGCGAAGCCGAGCGGCTTGCGATGGGGTTGTTGTCCCTAGTCGAGGCGAACCTTCTGATTATCGACAAGGGGGACATGGGGGTCAGGATGCCAGATTCGACGTCCCACCCTAACGTACGTCTGTGAGAAAAACCTAGCGGGGTGCTGTAATCGGTACCGTTTGACACGTCCAGATAGCCGCCAATGTTGGTGTCGGGAGCGATGTTCAGCATGATGCGTCCGTCTTCAAGACGCTTCCATGCAAAGCCAAGGCTTGGCCTGTCCCTCTCAGAATACCTTGCAGAAACAAAAGACTGTCCGCTGAAAGCGATGGGTACGGCGTCCTGCTCGTAGAACATCTCAGCCCTCCTGTCCTTATTGGAAATACCCTTGAACGTAGCCTGAACACGCTTTGAGGACGTGAATCGGGCTGGCTGTACCGAGACCTCGGCAGAGCCAAGTTGCTCTGCGGCGGCGGCGAGCCTGTTCACTAGCAGTTTACGCCTAGATACGACGCCGAGCGGATGCTTGCGTGTCTGCACCGTGACATTGGACGTTCTGTCGCCCGTTCCTACCATGAAGGGAGTGAGGACACTGCCGCTGATGTCCGTCGTATACCAAGCGTCCTTAACTCCAGACGAGGTTCCTTCTACGTCTATCGGCATCGCCTGACGGACGGAGTCTACATGGTGTCCGATGGCATCGAACAGGCTGACGGGGGTCTCGCTTTGAACGTGAACCCTCGTGCTTTCATTGCCTGCCACGAGACCGAATATGTCAGTTTCGGAGATTTTCTTACGCTTGTTCGTCGTGCCGAACGCACCACCGAAACCAGATTCAGTGTCGTATTTGTCGACAGGGAAGGAATCTACGTCAAGGCCATCGCTGGTGCTTCTTCTATAGGAAGGCATCGGCCTTCCATAGACTAGCGTCTCTTCGCCCTGCATGTACGCCTTCGACCTGTTCCTGACCTTGCCGTGTCCCACATAGGGGTGAAGACTGGGCCTGCGGGTCTCGATTTCCTTTGCGGCGGCAAGGCCGAAGAACACGCCACGCCACATGTCAGGATTCAGAGAGGACTCCTTGATTCTGGCGTGCATGTATCGGTTGACCTCAGGGTGCTTGCCCTTGAGTCCGTCGCTTGTGTACATCTGGCTGTCGCCGAAGTAATCGTCGAAGCCATGAATGGCACCCATTTCGTTGGCCTTGTTAAGCCTGTCGGCCCTAGTCGGATGCTCAGACGCCAAAACGTGCATCTGGAGCATGTTCATTCTCAGGACGACTCCGTCGATTACGGAGGCACTGGAGCATTCATAAAGGAGACGCTGTAGGTATCCAGCATCCATGCCACCAATCCACTCGGTGAGTTTTGAGTTGAAGGCGGCGGCTTGCGTCTGGTCACGCATGTCGGTCTCCTTGGCCATATCGACCAACTCAAGGAACTTCTCGGTCCTGATGCCACGAGACCTGTGCAAGATGTTTTCTCCCGAAGTGACTGGGAAGCCGAGCGAATCATGTGCCAGCAAATAAGGAGCAATCATCAGGCCCAGCACTCCGTAGTTCAGATTCCTCCCGCTCAGGAAGGCGTTTCTGGTCATAGCATGGTTGCTGAAGATGCCGCCCGTCTGGTAGTCCGTGTTGATTTGGTCACGAAGGTTATCCGTTGCAAACCGAAGCAGGTCTCGGCTACCAGCCGTCATCATGTCATGGTACGACAGGAACGTGTTGTGACTTGCGTACATCAGACCGCCGATAACGGTGTAAGCGTTGCTGGTCATTTCGCCACTAAGGCCTTGGGCTACCTGATTTTCTGGATTTAGTCTTTCAAGATACCCAAGCATCAGGGGGTTTTGCCTGAGCGGAGACAGGACCATTTGCTCGTCCCGCTTCACGGCGGAGCCGATGAGCCCAGTAATCACGCCCTCGATGGCATGTGCCGTCATGTTCATCTGTTTCTGCACGGCGGACGGCATGCCTTGTTCGACGCCAATCGCAGGAACGACGACGGATGTAGGCTGGTCTGGCTCGGCAAGGGACAGGTCGACGTCCACAAAGGTCTTGTCCCTGATTTGAATTGCGGAGGTTCCAGCCGCTTGAACGGAGGAATTCATGACAAACCTATGGGGAGTCATTACCTCAATCGGAGCCTCGTCGCCGCCACGAGTCCTAGGAATGCCATTCTTGTCTACCATCACGGCACCATGGTTGGCCGCAAATGCGGACACCGAGTCCAACTGCATCGTTAAGACTTCGGCGAGGTCCGCTTCGTCGGCTTTCGCCATCTCAATCCTCTTGTCCAGTTCGTTTAGGAGGCTGGAGAACGCTTGGTCTTGGGACATGCCCTCGGCCATCAGGGCGTCCAGTCTCTTGAAAATTTGCTCGCCCTGCCATTCTCCCGAAATGAGGTTTTGCCTGCTTTCATTCATCTTGAGGCCAGTCTGGACCCTCAGAAGCCTTTCTTTCATGTCCGCCGTGTTTTCGGCCCTCTTGGAGACAGCCTCGACGTAGCCACGCATTCTGCCCATGATGCCACCCATGTCGCCGTCGCTCCAGTTGCCATGGACGTATTTGAACTGCTCGGTCAGGGCGTGCTGGGCTCCAGTGAGGTAGTCAGTAAGGCCTCCGCCAGTGTCTTGATTGGACATGTTGGCCTCGGAGACGATGCCAAGATACCTCCTCTCCTTGAGTTGCATGGCCTGAGCGGGGGCTACGGTCACGCCTGATTCAACTCTTGCGAGTCCTTCTGCTGGGACGCTACCAAACAGGAAGTTGCCATGTAGCATGTGCAGTGACGGCATGAGTCCGCTGACTGGGTGGGACGTGCTTCGACCCCTTTGGTTCATACCGCCAGATTCCCTAAGTTTAGCCGCTGGCGAGGTTTCGCCGAAGACTCTCTGGAGTCCACGTGCGGCCTGCTCGGTGGCGTTGACCGTGCCTTCCATCCCGCCAATCCTAGCGTAGATGTCCATGGTGTTTGCTTTCTGTCCAGAGTACTGGTCGGAGAAGGCAATCCTGAGTGCGGCGATTTCGACGTCCTCCATCATGCTCATCCACAGGATTCGGGCTCTTTCAGGGCTCTGGTTGTTCTGCTGAACCACGAACTCGTAGGCCTTTTCCATGACAGGTTCCATCAGGACGGAAAGCCTGACCATCCTGTCGTTCATCTTGGAGGCAATGTCATAAGCCTCGTTCTTCGTCATGCTGACGCTGTGCTGTACGATTCTCTGGCTTACTCCCTTGGACAGCCTTTCTCTGAATGCGGCGACGTCCGCAGGAGGGATTCCAGCCGCCAACGCATCGTTGAAATGAGGTGCCTCAAAGGTGATTTGTCCTCCAGATACCTTGAACCTTCCATACTTGTAGTCTTTCCCACGACCATAGAAAGGCCTGCTGTGGTTGCCCTCGTGAACCGCCTCAAGTAGCCTGACGACCTTGCTCCTGACCAACTGAGGGTACAGTTTAAGGACCCTCATCTTCATCTCCTTGGTGATTGGCCTTCCAGCGACTGGCTTCGCCCTGTTCGTTCCGATGTTTGCCTCGGACACGTTGTAAAGCATCTCCATGTCGGAATGGTTGAACGCCATGATGTTGAGCAGGTCGTTCTTGGTGAGCACCCTGTCTGGGTTCATCCTCTCGACAACGTAGTCAAGCAGGACGGTTGCCGCCGATTCCTGACTATAGTCGCCGAGCAACCCCTTGATTTCCTTTACAGAAAACACTGGCGGGAAGTCATCGCTTGCCACCTTGTCCATGACGGAATTGCCGAGGCTCAGGATGTCTTCAGACTCAATCTTGATTCCTGCGATTTCAGCAATGTCTGCGATGGTGTAGGTTCCGCTTTCCTTGGCCACGCCGCTGACAGCGTAAGCGGTACGGTCACCTGTCTCCACGGAATCGGGCCTGAACTTTGCGGCCAATGATTTGACTGCGGAATCGAAATCTCCAGAGACCACGTAGTTGCCAGTGACCAGCGTCATCTTGCCGTCGACCACTTCCCATCCCTTCTGCTGGACGAAGAACCTCCTGATGTTGGTGTATTCGGTGCTGGCCTTGGAGAGGAAGAACCTAGCCAGTGACATCTTGCCGAGCAACGTGAACGCAGTGTTGTCTGCGTAGTCCTTGCTCTCGCCGATGCCGCCAATGGACATCATGACCGTCTTAATGGGGCTAACATAACCCCTGTCGAATGCGTCAAAGGAAGCAGTCTGCTTCTCCATGAGCCCTTTTGTCGTTTCCACCGTGGACGAATCCATGGCCCTCTGGACGATGCTAAGGACCGAGCCTTGCGGAAGTGCGTCCGTAGTATAGGTTCTAGGGGTATTTGCTAGGTCTTCCTGACTGAGCATCCGCCTATCCTCGGTCTCACGGGCCATCCTTTCGGAGGGGGCCATGATGTAATCCAAGTCGATGAACTCGTCAAAGGCCTGCCTGATGAGCAACTTACGCTGTTGGGGCGTGGCTTTTTCGATGGCCACCACGCTCCTGACAAGGCCGAGAGCGGAGATGGCCGCCCTGAACTCCACGTCGAAATGGGAGTGTGCCGAGTAACTCGGGTACTTGCTCCTGAGTTCTTCCCTGACGGCCATCATCTCCTTGTAGGTAGCGAGGGCGTCTTGGACGTTTTGTACCCCGTCCTGAGCCCTGTCTAGGGCCAGCATCCTGCGGGAGAGCGACTCGTCCATCCTGCCAGCATCGACTTCAGCGGCCACGAATGCGGAAAGGTTGCGTACTGCTGTCTTGAGCAGGGGCCTTGCATTACCGCTGAGTTCCCTGAAGACGGGCGAATCCTTGGCCAAAGCAATCCTGCTGGCCAATGCGTTGATGTCCTTGGTGGCTGTGATGTCTGCGTCAGACCAGATGGAGTTGCTCTTCATAGCCTTGCTGATGACCTCTCCGTCGGCGAAGTTGGTCCTCAGCCCAAGAAGGTTGGCAAAATGACCGATGGTCACCTCCTTGTTCAGTTGGAAGAAATGTCCATGCTCACTGTTCATGTTTGCCCTGTACTGGAGCACGTGCTGGGCTTCGTGCAGGACGACGGACGCAAGCGGGTTCTGGGCGATATGCTTGGCTGTGGCGGACTGACGGTCACTGAAGATGAGACCTTCTGGGTCGTTCTTCATGTTCAGTTCCGAGTTGGCGAAAGACCTGATGCCAAGTTCGATTAGGTGCTCTCCGTTAGGAAGGGTAGAGGCGAAACCGCCATGACTATCGACCCAGCGTACCCTGACGTCTCGCATTTCGGGGTAGTAGTAGTACATGGTCTCGTGGCCGAAGACCTTTCCTAGGGTGGTGTCCTTTCCGATTTGCTTGTGGAAGGGGATGTACTTCTCGGACTTAGGGTCAGCCGCCCTACGCTTGACCTCAAATGCGTAATCGGAAAAGGCCTGCTCTGCGTCAGGCATGCCAGCGAAAGGAAGCAGGTGGGGCTTGTTCTGTACGGAAGACAGGTCGAGGTAGGCATCTGCATCAGAGAACTCAAAAACGAGCAGGTTCTTGCCGCCGAACTTAATTTCCTTGGCCAAGCCAGAGCGGATGACCTCCTCACGCCTGCTAGGGCTTAGGTCGTCGACACCGCCGACGGAGAAACTCCGCCTGTAAGTCTGCTCTGCGGCTTCGTGAAACTTCTTCTGGCGAGCCCTGCTTGTATTTACACGCTTGGTCAGGGCTTCGGCGTTGTAGCCAAACAGCCTGTGAAACTCAGAAGAGGTTCCGTACTCGTAGTGCAGTTCAATGAGCGTCTTTTTTCCGCCGACATCCCACAGCGAAGACGCACTCGTGTTGTGGTCTGCGACTGCCTCATGCCAATAGCGGGTGGGTGCGGCCTGCAACTCAGCCTGATACATGGGGTGGCTCGCATCGTATCCTCTGGAGGCGAACCTAGACCTTGCCATGTTCTCGTCTGCGGCCATCGCCAATTTCTTGAAAGAAATAGCCATTTCAAGGCTGGCTTGATTTCCAGAATCCAAGGCAACGTCGAACAGGCCCTGTGCAAGGGTCATCGGGTTGTTGTCCTTTGCGAATTCAGACCACACCTTTACGACGTTCTGGTCGCTTTCCTTGACGGAAGAAACCAGCATGTAGGAAAGGTCTCTTGCGACGTTGGGAAGTTCGGACTTTTCAAACCTAGCACCAGTCAGATAGTCTACGATAGTGTTAGGAAGTGCCGAAAACGAGGGCAGAGGAGCCAACGCTTTGGCATTGTTCTGCAATTGGCCAGTCGGGACTTCTGTGCCACCCTTGACAGAATCTCTCCTGTTGTTGTTGTAAACCTTATAGACGATGCCGATGCCAGTTACTAACTGGCTGGCGTCGCCTTCGTACCTGACGGAAACAAAGTTAGACCTTCTTGCCGCTCCTGCGATAGGCTCAACCTCTGGCATAACCTGTCTGCCGCCAGTCCTTCTGTTGTGATTTGGGCCGACATCGAGCATTCCAGAAGAGTCGATTCCAAGGTCTGCGTACTGAACGTCGCTGTACTGCTGGTGAAGCGTATGGTTGAAAGCCTCTTTTGCCACGTACAGGAAGTCGGCCCTCTTGGATTCTGGGAGAGACTCTAGGTACTTTCTGAACGTCCTAGCGTTCCTAGAGTAGTCCATGTTCGGGGACATGAACACGGTAAGACCACCCGAATTCACCACGGGAACGGCGACGCCGTCCTTGTCCACCAAGTTAAGTTGCCTGAGCGATTCGATTACGGCCTTGTTTTCAGGCTTATCCCACTTTCCATCAAATACTTTATCCAGTTTTTCGACAGTCGCTTGCCTGACGTCGCTCTTTCCCTCAAAGAGGGCTTCGTCGAACAGTTTCTTAATCTCGGTAGCGTTTGAAGACTTCCTAATCTGCTCCCACCTAGGCTGTTTTGCGTCTTCGCACCACTCGTGTCTGGCTATAACCCTGTCGTATGCCTCCTTGTATTCCTTCGGGAGTTCTTTGCCTTCAAGCCTTGCGTCTGCAAGCAACTTCCAGCCTTCTGCGATAGACTGCTGAATAGGCCTGTTCTGGATGGAAAGACTGTCTACCCTCTTGACGACGGTAGAAGTAAGGAGGTTTCCGTCGTGATAAGAACGTGCAATCTTAGACAGGTGGGACTCCATGAGGTTAGTGAACACCTCATTGGCCTTTTCCTGAGACAGGACGTCAAAGAATGCCTTGTCGAAAGTGATGGTCGGAAGCGAGTCCGACTTGTGCTCGGTAATTTCCATCGGCGAGCCAAGAATGGCAAAGTCGACCTTCCTCTTGTCCCTAGGCATGTCATCCTGCCTGATGCGGACGCTTTCAAAGAACCTCGCAGGCAGTCCGTTGCTGATGGCGTACTGGCTGAACTTTTGCTTTTCGCTCTCAGGGTAAAAATCAAACAGGTTCATCCCCCTGCCAATCATCCTAGGGTCGGAAATCTTCCTTACAAAATCGGGAGTTTCGTTACGCTGTAGGGTAATGCCGATTCCGCCTTCCCTCACTCCGTCAACAGACAGGCTTCCCCTTGCTTTGAGAATCTTGGACTGCTGATAGTTCAACTTGTCTTCCTGAATCCTCTTCAGCCTTTCGGGCCTGTTCATCTGCGACCACTCTTCGTCAGTGGGCATGGCCAGCACATCGGCTGGGTCCATGTCCTTACGTAGGTGTTTCTGAGCCGCCTTAAACGCTTTGTCCTTGTCCCTGTACCTGCCCACGAGACCTCCGAAGGGGCTGAACACCTTCCAACCGCTGGACTCGCTGTTGCGTTCACGGATTACCCTGTAGCCCTGTCCGTTGCCGAACATGTTGGCCGAGATTTCTTCAAAGCCAGCGACGGAAAGGTTACGCCTAAGGGGCTCGTAGGACCTGCCGTGGTGGTACGGGAACGGTGCGGCGGAGATTCGCTCGACGCCAATGAGGTTCTCCAGTTTCAGCGAGTGAATCGGGAAGTTGGGGTTCTCGTGACTGCTGAAATAACCCTCCCTAGGGGCGTTGAGGTACGACTCGTCCTTCCTCTTACTGGCACCGAAGGTCTCATACATGATGTCTCTGACCTTCTCTGCGTCGGCACCGAACTTTGCCCTGAACAGGGTGGCGGAATCGACACGATTAGCAGGGTCTTTGAGGAAGTTCAGCAGATACTCATGGAAGTCTGCGTTGAACTCGCCGATGTTGGACCAGAGGGCTTTTACGTCGGCACGGGACCACGTCTTGATTTGCCTGCGGTGAATGGCCGTGTAGTCCATCACGGTGGCCGTGAAGCCACCCCTAGGTGCCCTGAGGCTCTTGCCGTTTCCGTCCGTAGTCCTGAGGTAGACCTTAAGTTCAAACGGGACGAACACTCTGTTGGTGGCAGGCACGTCGTCTCCGAAGATACGCTTAAACAGGTTGCCGACGGAAGTGCGGTGGCTGTCGCCGATGTTGATGCCGTAGACAAGGTTGCCAGTGGCGAAGCCGCTGGACTCGTACTGCATGTAGGTATCCCTGAACACCTTGGCCACACGGCCAGATTCTGGGTCAAGGAAGCCGCCATCCACCATGGCGTCGATGACCTCGTCCTTCATGGTGTAAACGTCGGCGGACCTGTTGCCATGCTCGTCTACCGTAATCTTGGGCTTCAGGTCGTCGGGCAGAGAGTCGATGACCTCAAACGCACCCTTGGCGTTGTTGGCGGACATCTCATTGCGTTCCTTTTCGCCCTTGAGCGTGGCACCATTCCCACGGATGTTGAACAGGAACTCCTTGCGGTGCTTTTTGGCGACAGCCAACTGCATCTCAGGGGAAAGGTTGCTGATGGGGCCGTCGTTGACGGACCTAGCGGCCTCAAGCATGTTCTTGAGGACGTTGTCCATGGCGGGGTGCCTGTAGTAGACACCGTCGTCATAAATCATGGCCTGAATGGTAGGCCTGTTATCCTTAGTCAGGGGTGCACCATACTTGGCGATGACGCCAGCAAGTTCTAGTTCGGTCTGGTTCCTCGCCAGACGCTCGGTGAACTTGCGTTCAAAGTACATCCTGAGCGGCTTGTCCTCTGGGGCAAGGATGAGGTCCTGAAGATTGGTGTGGATAAACATGTTTTCGGCATGCTTACCAATAAACTCCTCAAAGATGTATTGGATGGGAGACTGACGCTCTCCCCTTCTCCCAATAGTAGAGAAGTAGATGTTGGGAACCTGCTCGCCTTCGATGTTCTGAGTTTGGTGAAAATCGTTGAATTTTGTTGCGGCCCTGAATTCCTTAATGGCCCTTTCAAAGTATTTACGGCTTCCGACGGTATCAGCGTTGGCATTGTAGATTTCGTTGGCGACCTGCCTTGCCTCCTCGATGGTCATGCCCTGCTTCCTGTTGAGGGCTTCCTCAAGGGACATACGCAGAGCCACCTCGGTCATCTTTTCGTCAGGGATGGCACCCTCGTTTTCCTTTATTCCAAAGAACTCTATGAGGTGAGTTCCGAGTTGGCCACGGGTCTGGAGATTCCAGATTGCCATGTGTGACAAGACTTCGTGTCCGAAGTCGGCAGGCCTGTACTTTTCTGGGTTGAGCCAGATAAGCGGAATGATGTTGCCGCTCGTGTCACTAACTAGGCTGAATTGACCCCTGCCCCTAGGGTCGAGATAACGCATCGGGTCTACGACGCCACGGGCGGCGAGGACCTTTGCCATTTCCTGTGCGGGCAGGGTGCCTGCGATGACCTGCTTCTTCTGCTTGGCATCAAGCATGAGGTGCATCTGCTGAAGGACCATCCTAGCATTGGCGGAGGTCTTGCTGGACTTTCCAAGGTCAGCGTCGGCGACGACCTTGCGTGCGAAAGATGCGAAATCTGGGCTCCAGCCCTGCTCCAACTTGGGAAGGAGACGCTCGTCGAAATCCTTGATAAACCTCTCGTGCTGTACGAAGCCGTTGATGTTGCTCCAAAGATGACGGACTGCACCGCTGTAACCGCCCCAGACCATGCCCATGGCGGCACCGCCGACGGCACCACGCTCCCTGTCGTTCATGTAACCTAGGCCAGCGAAGAAGGCGGCGTCCTTGTAGCCATGCTTCAGTGCGGAGGTGGACATTTGGAGAATCGGGTCCACCGTGACGTTGAGGAACTTGGCGGCGTTACGTGCGGAACCGCTCAAGAGTTTGTTGCCAGCGACACGCTCCAGCACGGAGAGGCCATTGACGGCCTGTGCGGGGATGGCACCGCTTGCCAGAAGGCTGGCTTGCTCGCCGATTTCACCAGCCAGTTCAGCCGTGGTCCTGAGACCAAGGGAGCCGAGATAGCCTACGGTCTGCCTGATTTCGCCAGCACCCACGTCAGCCATGCCGTTGATGGCGGTTGCGGCGGTGATGTTTCTAGCCTGAGCGGAACTGACACCGCCCCTTGCCGCAAGTGCGTCGATGTTCTTTCCGACGACGCTTTCCACGAGATTGGCTGGGATTGAGATGGCCTTGGAAACGCCAGTGGCGACGGCACCAGTAGCCCTAAGTGCCGCACCCGAGGCGAGGGCGTCCAGCCTCTTTCCAGTCTCGGTAAGGGTTCCCATGACTCGGGCATACGCAGAAGCCTTTGCGGCCTGTGCGGCGGTCTGCATGACCGATTGCCTGCCTGCGGTAGCGATAGCCATGCCGACGCCAGCACCGCCAGTAAACGGAGCGGTCAGCAGGGACGGAAGTTCGAGGCCGATAAAGGAAACAGCATGGGCAATCTTAGGGTTGGAAAGCGACCTAAGTTTCTGTGCGGTGGCTTCCGACATGTTGACGTACGGAAGCGTTTCGTAAACGGACATGTCTCCGTTCTGGATTTTGTAACTATCCCAAAGGAACTTGCGGGTTTCGTTCCACTGCTGGGCTTCTTCTTCCCAGTTCTGGGAAATCTTGCCGCTCTTGATGGCATTGATGGTAGACTTGGCCCAGAACAGCGGTGAGGTCGGGTTCTCCGACTCTCCAATCATGCCATACAGGTCACGGACCGAGCGGACGACGCCTTCAGCCGAAGAAGCCGCAATGGTCAGTGGGTTGCCTTTCTCCTCCACGACGCCCTCAATGAATGCGGCTGGAACTTTTGCGATTTCGCCGCCGACCTCGGCGATTTGCTCCATCCAGTTGACATGCCTGTTGTGCATGCCCTTAACCAATTTTTCCCAGTGCTGTTTGGCGTCTGACCTGCTAAGGTCGATAATCTTGTTGGGATTGGCCGCATACCATTCGGCCAAGTTGTCCTCTTCGGACGCCTTAGGGATGCCGAACTCGTCGGCCTTTGGGGCAGACGGCTTTAGACTAAGCCTGCCGCCAGCCATACGCAGGGCTTCTGCGTACTGGGCGGTCTTGTTGTAGTCTTCTTGCGGCGGGAGGAGGGGGTCGGATTCCATTACTCTAGAGTGGTGCTACTGTTTTCGTAAAGTTCGTTACGGGGGCCTGACTCACCTTCTTCGTCTTCTACGAGGAAGTCCACACCGTTCGCATTAGCCGCACTCCTGAGTTTCTCCTTAGCCATGGTCCTTACCTGCTTGATAAGGGCCGTCTCGTTGCCCTTGAACCTAGTGAACCAACTGGACGCACGCTGAGGGGTCATGGACAAGGCCATCGCCAAGTCCCTGTCGGACGTGTTTCCGCCGACGCCCTTGGTTCCCTGCATGACCTTCATGAAGTTCATGGCAATGCTGGCTTCAAGGGCCCTAGCCTCGGAGGAGGCTTCGCTGTAGCCGAACCCAGTGAGCATGGCGTTCTTTTTGTAGATAGATTCCAGTTTGGTCAGGTTTCCGAAGAGGGTCTGGGTGTCGGTCATGAGGCCCCTGAAGGCGTCAGCCGCCTCATCCCCGCCTTTGAACGGCACGTTGGTGACACCGTATTGGGAGGCATAGGCATGAACAGGGAGTTCCTTGATGCCGTCTGGGGTGGGAACCTGCCTGCTACCCTTAGGGATAATCCTGAAAGTACTGCGTTTCACCCTGTCTGGGTTCTTTTCGTCAACCCCATCTGAAAAGTCATAGGAGTCGTACATCTGGAACACGTTCCTGCCTGTCTTTGAGCCAGTCAGGGATGCGGCGGCACCCATGTCGTCGACGACGTTGGCGTAGAACTCTGCGTCACGGGCGAACCTAGACGGTTCCTCTGAGGCCTTTTGGCTTCCGCCACCGCCCATGCCCATGCCCATGCTGGGCTGGCCACCGCCACGCTTCCTGCTGGAAAACAGCGGAGCCGCCTCGATGAGCGGGTTGAACCCAGCCTGTTTGGCCATCATGGAACGCTCAGGGTAGTAACCGCCTTCACGCTGGGACTGGCCAAGGACGTCCTGAGGGCTGACCTTGAACTCTTCGTCGTATCCAGAGTCCATTATTCCTGACCCTCAGGCTCCTGCCAGTCGAACTGAAGTGCGGTGTAGGAAGTGCTCTTGTCGTCTCCCTTCACTGGGGAGATGACTACGACACGAGGTTTGCCGTCTTCGGTGCGAGCAAGCCCCGGAAGTACGTAAGGTTCCTTGATGGCTTTCTCAAGAGCCTTGGTGTCGGCTGTCTTGGCCAAAGCCTTTACGAGTTCGTCATGGACAGCCTGACCAGCATTCGGGTTTTTCAAGGCCGCTCTACGCAACTGCATGTAGCGTTCCTTTCCCATGTTGTCCACGGCGGTCTTGACCCACTGGGAGTCCTTGGTGACGGAACCGTAAAGTTCTGCGTTAAAGCCGCTGGAGCCGAGAAGTTTCGTCTGCTTGTAGTCGTCTACAGCCTTGGCACGCTTCTCGTCGAAGCCTTTGTTTGGGGTGCCTCTTGCGTCCTTCTTGGGCGTAGGCTCGCCAGACATCATGTAAGCACCGAGGCCACCAAGAGCACCATAGCCACCTGCCTGTGCGGCATATCCTGCACCAGTAAGGTTTCTGTATCCGCCAGTGGAGGGGATGGCCTTTTCAAGGAGTGCGTCAGGCTCGTAGCCTCCGCCAGAGCCGAAACTAAACTTAGGGCCTCGCTTCTCAGGCCTGCCAACGTTCTTATACTGCATCGGACCACGTGTCCTGACGCCGAGGCCAGAGGCAATGTCTTCGCCCCAAGAGCCAGGATTTAGCCTGCTTTGGCTAAACCATTCACCGAGAGATTTCCCCTTACCTTTCCTAGTGAGGTTCCTGAGTCCACGAGCGGCTGATTTTAGAATTCCCATGTTAGTTTACTTAAATTTTGGGCGGTCCATAGGCACCCTGATGTTCATGCTAGGCTTGTTGAGGTTCATCGGGCCAAGCGGCCTGCCGTAGGGGGCAAACCTAGGTTGAGACGGACGCATGGCGTTTCCGAACGAACGAGCGTCGATGGCGTCTTCGACGTCACCCTGAGGCATGCTCGGCAACCTGAAGTTCTCATTGGGCAGAGGCACTCGTACGCCGAATCCATTGGTGAATCCAGAGACGTTATCGGTGTCTGGTGCATATCCAGCAGACGGGTCCCTTCCTAGGTCGTTGACGGCGTTGCCCTTGGTCCTGTGGAGGAAATTAGGGTCAAAGTATTCGCCAGTGCCCATGTTATCGAGAGAGTCGTCTCCTTCAGCGTTCGCACCGACCCTAGCCCTCAGGAAGTTTGCCACTTGGTTACTCCAGCCTTTCATGTCTGGGCCCATGACTGGTGCGTCCCTTTCCTTAATGGAGTCTGCGATTGCCTTATTGGCGTAGTCTTGTGCTTCAGTTTCCTGAAACCTACGCATACTGCGGCCAGTGGGGTTCAGTTGGTCTCTGAAAAAAGAAAACTGCATCATTTCTGGGTCGTAGTTGGTTTCCAAGCCCCTGATGGTGCTTGCCGCCCTTTGCTCGTCGGTAAGGATTTCCCGAGAGGGCTCAACTTTTGGTGCATTGGGGTTCATTCCGCTTTGGTTGTAGGCGTCCTGACTATCCCACACGTTGTTTTCAACGTCCTTGTATTGTCCAGTCAACTGGTTGTCTCCAACCCAGTCGTTTCCAGTGAAAAGTTTTTGGCGTGCTGCTTCGCTGGCCCTCATGCCTGCGTCGGAATTAGTGTCAAGGTAAGCGTATTTGCCAGCCTTGAGGTTCCTAGCCATCGCATCAGCATGACCGCCACGCTGGAGTGCGGCCTCAAACGAGGCTTGCCTGCCTGCGGCGGAATTAAGGTCAAAGCCAGTGGACTTTCTGTACATCTCCCTGAGCCCTTGTTCCATTTCTGCATCTGCATCGGAAGCAAGACGACCACCTTTACGCCTAATGTAATCGGCTTGCTCTTCGGCGATGGTCTTCTGGCGTGAATCTTGTGCGGGACTAGTCTGTGCACTGGCCCTTACGGCATCGGGCGTAGACTGGGGCTTAAGGGATGGAATCTTAAGCGGTGCCGCCTGATTGCCAGTCGGCCTAGCCATGGGGCCAGAATAAGGCTGTTGCCTAGCCATGGGGCCAGAATACGCAGGTGCGAACTTAGGCATCCACGAGGGCATAGGCTGGTCTTTCCCATGGGGAACCCTGATTCCGTCCCTGATGTCGCCAACTATCGTGTGCGTCTTTGGGTCAAAATTAGTGATGGGGTTTCCAGCCACATCTTGGTAGAAACTTTCTTCAATGTCAGGAATGTTCATTCCAGCCCATTGCGAAACGTCGGGCATCTTACGCTTTTTAGTGCCTCTGTATACAGAGACTGGGCTATTGTCAGACTCGGAAAGTTTGAGCGTAACAGGGTTGGTAGTTGCCATTTTTATTCAGATTCAGGTTCAAATTTTTCGGGGAAAGGCTTTCCCATGTGGGTGTAGGCCTTCCTCCTAATGTCGTTGTAAAGTGCTTCGTTCTCGTCAGTAGCATGACTGCCAGCCCAAGTACTGGCACCCATTGTCAAAGGAATGCCAGCATACGGAACGAAAGAAGAGCCTTCGATTGCGGCGGTTTGCAACCAAGACTTAACTGGGTTGGACCTGTGGTACGACTTTGACCTCCAGTATTTCAACAGGTCGTCAGGTTCTAGAACCCCTCCGCCGAGTCCTTCGTCGTCCCTGACGAGACCTTCTGCGACAAGTTTGTCGAATACGGAGGTGAACTGCTCGTCGTCCATTGCGTCTGGGGTTTCCCAAAACGGAGAATTAGCCAAGCCTCCTCCTCCGCCGTAGACGATAGGGTTCCTGTACTTGTACATCCTGTTAGCCAAAGTCTTATGACCCCTCTTGGATAGTGCCTTGAGAGTTGGCTTGAGGATGGCTTTAGCGAGACCCATTATTCGTTGTCGTCGTATTCAGAGTCTACGCCAGTTCTAGTCGGGCGGGTCTTGGGCTTTTGGTCCTTGGGATTGCCTCCGACGTACGAAAGACTGCCTAACGTGCCTTGGTTGACGGGCTCGTTAATGCCATACTCCTCAATGTAATCTAGGTACCCCTTGTCTGCGGCAAGACCGCCACGCTTGCGTCCAGTAATCATGTCCATGGCACGCTTGGCCTGCTTGTATTCTGGGCTGTCAGGCTGGTAACTCTGAAGCACGTTGCCAAACCAGTCCACCATTGCGGCCTCACGCCCACCAAGCATTTCGCCAGCCTCTGCCATTTCTGCATTACCCTCGGCTTCTGCATCCATGGCCTTTTGTGCTTCGGCGTCGGCGAGCATTCGGCCCTCGAAGTCCTTCATGGCTAGGGCACGGGAAAGCATGTCGGCCTCTCCTTGACGCATAGACAGACGCTTGCTGGCTCCAGAAAGCCCCTGTTGGGCCATGGCAGAATTAGTAGCCATGGCTCCGCTGAGGGGTCCGTATTCTTGACCTAAGGCCGCTTGAAGGGTGTCCCTGTTGCCCCTGTAGTCTCCGAGGGATAGTTGTTGCATGTTAAGTGGTGATGGCGGCGGCTCCTTGGGCGTGCAACGAAGCAAACATTACGACTTCGTCGACTGGGGTCGGGTTGGTGCCTAGGTTTGGCTGTGCGTCGATGAGATAGTCGGCGGCGGCTTGGGACTGGCGAATCTGCTGGGAGCGGATGTTGCCAGCGGAGTGTGCCTCGACAGCCGAAGCACAGACGTCGGCCACCAGTTGGGATTCGATGGGCACCACCAGAGGCATCCCAGAGGTAGCCTGATAAGTAAGACCCATGAGGGTCTGAGCGAGCCTAGCGGCGGACTCATGCACCATCAGTTGCTTGTCCTGAGTCGCAAGGTTGCCGTACGAGGCGACGCTAGTGTGCCCACCCCCCATTGCGGCACTCATGCCAGCAAGGAATTGGTCGTAGGCTACATTGGGAGTCGTCGGAGTGCCGCCATAGACGTCATTCTTGATGACGTTAAGCAGGGTCGTAAACTCTGTGCGAGCGACTCCAGCGAGCGTAGTTACGACGTCGTTGTAGCGGGTCTTTAGGGTGTTTCCGACAGCCTTTTCTGCATCAGCCCAATCGCCATCAGGGTCTACGATGTCCTTCAGCAGGGCCGACGTGTACTCCAGTTCCTGCTTCGGGTCACGAGTCTTAAACGTAAAGCCAGCCGCATTCGGGTCAGTAGGATGCGTGTAATCGGCGTAAGGCTTAGTAGGATAGGCCATTAGAAGACGTTAAAGATTGAGCGTCCAGCAATACTGCCGTCCACCGTGCACGAATAGAATAGGGGTCGTCCTGACTTTACAACGACTTCCAGCATAGCCCCGACGGACTTTTTCCCAGCCAAAGCACGCCGAACCGCATGGCCGACGTTGCCGTTCAGTTGGTCTAGCAGTATCTTTCCGTCAGGATTGATAGGGTGGAAGTAAAATTCGACGTTCGCAGACCCTTTTGTGTCTAGGGTCAGGGTGCATGCGTCATACCTTTTCTCGAAGTCCGTCCTGAAATTGTAGTTACGGGTCTTGAAGGAGGACTCAAAGGTCGTCCCAGCGTCGGTATCGCCAGACTCCAGTTGATAGATGTCCCCGAACTTAGACACGGCCCACAGGCAAACCACCCCACTTGCGTTCCTAGAGGTCATGATGGACGCTATCTCAAACGGGTATTCGTCCACCGACTCGAACATACTGGGCAAAAGAGGGTTCATGACCAAGATTCTGGTCATGTTGTTGTTTGTCTGATTCGGAAGAAGAAGGTAATACCTGCCCATATAGGCCACCCCGACGGCCTTTTGCATTTTAGCGGCGGGGATGTTTTGCAGGAGATTTTCTATTGGGTTAGAAATCGGCCCCTGCCCCTCGACGAAGCCCTTTTGCATGTCGATGGCGTAAATTCCGTCATGGCCAAGGTAGAAAATTTGGCCTGCGACCTCCGCCACGCTGTCTTTGGCAAGGATTCCTTCCTGCGAAGTCAGCAGGTTTACTTTGTGGAAGTGCTCCGCCGTCGGTTTGCCAGACTCTAGGCTCATGGACGGAAGGCCAAAGGTGACCTCATACACAGAACGAGTACCCAAAGCGTAAAGTTTGCGTGCGGCGTTGGAGTAGTGCAGGGCTTGAATCTTGTCATAGGTGCCTTGCACAAGAGAAACCGTGTCCCCATTGAACGGCTGAAGACCCCCAAACAGCGTCAGCCAGATTTGGTCGTTTTTGCAATAGGCCAGACGCCCCAAGACATTAGCACAAGCAGTGAAGTCGGCGTCACCGCTCCAATTTGCGGCATTGGAAGCCTCAATGGTGGCTAAGGTCTGGTAGCCTTGACCTCTGGCTTTCCTATATGACCTAGGGCCAGCCGTTACCGCCAGCATTCCAGTCGGTTGCGTGGTGCGGTAGCGAGACACCGACTCGCCAGTAGCCCCCCTCCACATGTAAATGTTGTCTTCCAATGACCCATGGCCCGCCGACGCAAACTGGACCTCCGTAACGCCAGTGTTCGTCAGGACCTTGGTGCACCCAAGCCTAGGCGTAAGAACGCCCTCCACGATACGCACGTTCTTGCACTCGGTCAGCATGCCCTTTTGCGGGTCTAGGCTGGCGGAGTTTGGGTAGGATGCGAAGCCGCCAAAGGCGACCTCTCCGTCTTGTTGGAATTCTCTAGGCATGTTCTGTAAAGTAGTTCTGCGGAGGGTGGTCGAATGAGCCCGACCAAGTCATCGTGCTTCCGCTTTGCGGAGACCCGACAAACCCTAAATTGGGCCCCGTATTAGGTGCATAAGGGCCTTCGTATACCGTGTTCCCTTCGTCTAGGCCTGCGGCTAATGCCCAAGGGCTGTACAATTCGCCTTCGATGGTCTGGAAAGTCGGGTTAGTGGTTATGGTTCCATTCGGTCCGTTATGTACCGTGGTGCGAGTAGTGCTACCAAACGGTACGTCGCCGCCTTGGGTCCTTGCCGCAAAGTAAACTCCCTGCGTAGAGGCAGTGTTTGAAGAATAAGAAAGACATCCAAAAGCGAACTTGTTTGTTCCAGATTCCGAAAAGTCGAAATTCGTAGGGTGGCCACCGCCAGCGGAAGAATAGCCAATCTTTACCCGTGCGTGACCCCCAGACACAGACTGATAAAGCGGTCCATTCTGCCCAGTTCCGTCAAAGCCAGTAAACCAACCAGTAGGGCTGAACCAGATTCCGCCAAGGCCAGAAAGGTATTTGTTAACCCATGCTTCTCTGTCGCCTGCGGTTTCAAATAGAAGGCCTTGTCTGGTGCCGTTCTGAACGTACATGTCGGCTGAAAGGCCAGCCATCACATGACAGCCAAGGTTAAAGCCTATTGTAATGATGGAATCGCTCATACCCTATTGAAATAGTACCTAGCCATGTTTAGACCCTGACCAAGTTTGACTCGCTCGCTCATCAAGGAAGTGAAAATAAACTGCGAAGGCACTCCGTTGCTGATGTGGGCGACCTTTACCCAGCCTTCGTTGACGGTGTTAGCGTTGTAAGGATTCCAGTTCTGTACGACGCTCCAGATTACCTCGTTCGGGTAGGTGAGTCCGACGCAAGTCGCCTTAATGAGCACGGAGTATTCGCCTGTATCCACGGTAAAGGTGGCGGCACCATTCGAAATCATGACGTTGTTGACCGTGCCTTGGGTGATGCTGGCCGTCGTGCCTGTCATTATGACCTTAAACGGGTGGTCTCCTGTAGGCGTCGGCGGAGGGTCTTCGTCCTCAGTCGGAATGTTGACGAAATTTAGGTCACTTTTCCAGACTTGATGAACCGTTTTCCACCCTACAACGATGCCAATCACGATGTCGCTGTTCATTATGCTGGCCTGAGACACGGACGACAGGCACCACTTCGCCTGAGGTATTTCTCCTTCTTCCTGAGTGGCTTCTACTTCCCTGTGCAAGATGACGTAATTCACCTCGTTCATGGATGCCCTAGACCACTCGGCATAGGCCTTGTCTTGGCTGATTGCGGAGGCAGACCCGTAAGTAGCCCTTCCCTGCCCAGAAATCTGGTGGATGACGGCAGAACCAGTGTCTAGTTGCAGGTCTTTATACTGTTGTTCGGCCCTATTGTACGCCTTTGCCTTCGGAAGACCCTTCTGGCTGATTTTGTTGGCGTAGTGCGGCCAAGACTTCTGTTGCTGTCTACCGAAGTCCGCCTTGGATTCTGGGTCATTCACCCTGCCCAAGTGGCACCTGAGCGGGAAGCCAGACACTAACTCGACCTGAAACGGATAATGCCTTTCGACCCCAGACGTTCTTGCGGGAGGTGATGCGAGACGCCTTTTGGTAGGGTGAAACATTACCGTTACTCCTCAGGCGGCGATGGAACTGAAGTGACGTACTGTCCGTCTACGGGGTCCGCCCAATAGTAATCCGACAATCCTTCTCCGTTGTCGTAGGACGTGATGTAGTCATATGGGTTGACGAGAATAGAGACGCCATTTTTGCTTTCGGTCCACGTTTGTGCATCGAAGTCCCAAAAATAGTCTACGTCGTTATACGTTCCCCATTGGTAGTAATTGAGACTATTAACAGGGACCTCTGCCTCTAGCGTGCCGCCATTCGGGTCGTTGCCAATGAATGCGGGAGCACCTTCCGTGGCAGTCCCAGCCCAAAAGTAGTCAACAAACGAATTCTGGATTCCGCCCAAGCCGTCATGTTCCCAATTCAGCGAGGACCAACTATCTATCGTGAAGTATCCCAATGGCGTCCAAGCGGTGTTACTTCCACCCCCAGACGGGTCATTGTAAATAAACGTACCTTGGTCTCTGTATTGCGGGTCTCTCGCACTCGTCCAGTCGATTACTTCTCCTCCGACTCCGTCAGAGTAGACATCGACTTCGGCGGTCTGCGTAGGCACATAATGCGTGACCCCATCGTAATAGTACGAAAGTTCTGCTCCTCCTTCTGCGATAGGATAAACATACCTGTCAGCCCTGAGGAAAGTGTTCCCAGACGGGATGTCTTCTCCCGCTCCATTAAGGCTGGCCTCGTTGTCATGAGGGCCACCCAGACGCATGTCCCCCTTGAAAGGCATTACGACTCGAAGTAGTAGACGTAGCCTTCGCCGATGGCCCAAAACTCGCCGTTGTAACCGTTGAGTTCGAACGAACCGCCGTCATGTTTGCTGGCGTTCTTTTCGTGGGTCAGGCTGATGGGGTAACCATCACCATTAGGCTGAAGGTACATCTCAAGCAGGGTGTCGTCCGAGACGTTGACCACGCCGAAGACTCTCCTGTTCCTAGCGGAGTCGAGAATCTTGGTCTTGGTTGCGACATTGAAGGTCTTTACGTTGACCTTCGGGATTTGATAGGGGAGGTCTTTGCTCATTTTAGTAATTTCGGAAATTTATCGGCCTCGTCGAGCCTTGCTGGCGGAGCGTCTGGTCAAGGGCCGAGTCGAGGGCTTTTGCGTAATCGGCCTCCGCCGCTTGTGCGGCTTCAAGTTCGCTTGTGGAACGTCGATAATCGGCGTGGACTCCGTGGATGAGGGCGTTGGCAAAGAGTTTGGGGATTGAGATTCGGGACCAAGAACCAATCGTAGGAATCGAACCAGTGCCTGACGGAGTTGTACCAGTGTAGACATAAAAATCACCCTGAACAGGGTAGCCAGCGACAGGGACAAGCGAGCCGCTTTCGCTTCCAGCGTCATAATAGACCTGAGCATTGGGCCTGTAGGAGGTCCCAGTAGCCCAAGCATCACCATACAGCCTAGGAGACTCCTTGCGGCTCTCGACCCAGACGTTGCTGGCGTTCTTGTCACGGAGGTTGATTACGTTGCCGATGAGGTCGAAGTCCTTTTGGGAAGCAGACTTGGACATCGGGTCCTTGTCCCAAATGGTCAGAACCTGCCCGATGTTAGGGTCGAAGGTCACGACACGCCTTTCGTTGGTCAAAACGACGGGGCAGTAGGTCAGGGTCTTGAGGTCAGTCCATTCGTTGGTCTCCCAGATGGTCCTCAGACGCATGGAAGCAAGGTCCCTGACCATGGCGAAACGCTCAGGGGTGGTCAGGTTCCTGTCCAGACCGCAGAGTTGCAGGCTGGCATGCAGGATGTCGCTGAAATTGACCGTACGCATTAAGAAAGTGAACGGCCAAAGCCGTCTACGAGAAGCGTGGTGTTCTCCGCTTTGGAGTTCACCTTGCACTCGGGGTTGTCACGAAGGAAGTCCTTCATGAAACCATCGTCACGCCAGCATGCGTACCCCAGTCTCGTCCCCCAATAGTGGTAGGATTCCTCAGGGATACGTGCCGACAGTTGTCCAAGTCCATCAACATGACGGTGTTGAAGTTGGTTGAATTGGGCTAACGCCTTTTTAGTGGCGATTGCCGTTGCTTTACGGAGTGCCCACCCCCGACGGAACTCAGCGACCATTTCTGGTATGAGTTCGTCGGGGATGTGCTCGTGGATGGATTCAAGACCAGCCACGTCCCGTCGAATTAGGCGTTGTTAGCCTTGTAGTCGAACATGCCGAACGTCAGGGGGCTGTGGACCAGCAGAGCGGCCATAGCCTCCATCATGCGGCGAGGACCACCACCGTTTTCGGTGAGTTCCCTGACCTGAGCGATGTTACCGCCGTAGCGGACTTCGAGATAGTCCCACGGGATAATGAAGCCCTTGCACTTGGCGTTTTCGAGGTGCAGGTTAGCACGATACTTGGCGAGAGCCAGAGCGGCGGCGTTGTTGGCGGTCTGAGCGGCGGTATCGCCACCCGTGGCCGCAACGATGACGAGGTTGTTGGCGGTCAGGGCGTTGCCAGCGGCGGCGAGCATCGTAGCCTTGGCGGTGTTAAGGCCAGCGGCGGAGACGGTGATGCTACCAGAGGTATTGCCATCGCTCGTCAGAGCCTTGACTCGGTTGTTCTCGGTGCCCAGATGGCCGTCGTACAGCGTGCACGTGAGGATGCCGCTGTTGACGACTTCCTTGATGGTGTACGGGTTGACGCCTGCATGCAGGAACTGGGTCGGGATAAGAGCCAACTTACCGAAGTCGCCCTCGAAGTAGTCCACGGACGCCTTGATGCTGTCGGAGGACGCATCACGGGTGGAGCGGATACCAGACGGGGTAGCACCGCCAGCGGCGGCAGGAGCACGGGTCGTGTAGACGAGTTCCGTGAACTGACGCTTCAGTTTGGTGCCGACGACGGCTTCATGGTTCTTGAACTGGCCAGTCTGCTCATAGACCGAGGTCATGAGGTCCTGAACGGTGTTCTCGTTGAGGTCGGTGACGGAGGTGCCAGTGCCGACGATGGAAGACTCAGGGGTGCAGAAGTTCTCGTCGATGGAGCGAATCTGCTGGTTCTGGACGCCGTACTTGTCGTTGTTGTAAGTAGCGGTGGCCTTGTCCTTCTTAATCCACGAGGTCAGGCATCGGGTGCGATACGGGGTGGTGCCATCGTCGAGGGCAGGCAGGATGTCCGAGGTGAAGGTGATTTCCATCGAACGCTTGAGGTCGATGGTAGCCTTCGCCAACTGACGGGAGAGTTCGTCCTTAACACCAGCGATGTTGAGGATGTCCTGCGTCAGGTTGGACACGTGCACGGCACGGCGGAACATGTGGATGTTGTTTTCCACTTCAGTCCTGTAGCCGATGGTGTACTGCTTGAACTCGCTGTTGCCGAGGCCAGCGTTCGGGCCAGTCAGAACGTTCGGGTCAACGTCCTTGCCGTCGAGGATACCGAGTTCGACGGACGGGTCGGGATTGCGGTCGACCTGCCAGCGGAAAGTGGTATTTCCAGGCTTAGAACCACGCTTTGCCATGGAGGAGATGGGGGTCTCCTTGGCGTCGACGTTGGTGATGAGGTCGGAGAGTTCTTCACGGATACCGACTCGGGCACCCTTGAGGGGCCTGTCGTTCTGGAAGTTGGATTCGAATAGAGAAGCCATGTTGATGATGATTTGGGTTTCTCAGAGGAATTTATTTCGGAGAACGTCGCTCAAGTCGTCGAGTGAGGAGGACTGCCTGTAACGGACTTCTGCCTGCCTTGCTTTCAATGCGTCGGGCTTTTGGGCCTTCGGCGTCGGAAGTGAGGACATGGTCGGCTGGACGGGGACCCTCTGCTGGACAGGATTTCCCGTACGGGAGGCCTGTTTCTGCTGTTGGTAAGACACCATGCCAGTGGCAAGGTGAGCGGCGTAGATTTCGTAGTCAGGGAACTTGGTGACCTCAGGAACCGCCTCGATAAAGCGTTTGGCCATGATGGCTCGCTTGTCGGTGGGGTCATTAAGCCACGGGAATTCCTTTCGAGCAACGGCCTTGAAGGTCTTGCTCTTCTCCACGTAGTCTAACTGCTTCGGCAGGAAATCCTCGGTGGCACGGATGGCGTTGACCTTGGCCTTCGCAATCTGCTCCTTGTCGATGGGTTCCTTGCCGTCTTCATAGTACCCGTCAGGGTAGCGTTCGCAAAACAGGCGGATTTCCTTCTGTCGCTCGTACTCGGCCTCGATTTTTTCCTCCGTATCCAGTTTGCCGAAAGGGTTGTTGGCATTCTGGGGAGTGGCCTGACGACGCTTGAACGACTCAAGTTCTTCCTCTAGTTTCTTTGCACGCTCCTCAGCCTCTTTCCGCTGTGCGGTCAACTTGGAGATACGCTTGTCCACGCCCTTGGGCTGGACCTGTCGCTCCTCGTTTTCCTGCTCATACGATTCTGCTTCGGTTTCCTCGGTTGCGACTTCGGCTTCCTCTGAGAACGCCTCGTCCACCGCTTCCTCAGGTTCAACAGCCTGAGGTTCTGCTTCCTGCTGACCGTCAGCGAGGGCTCGCCCAAAGAATTGGGAGAGTTTTTCATCATCGGCGAGGTCGGTACGCTCGCTCTGTTGGGCCATGAGCGGATTAACCTCGGGCTCAAGTCCGAGGGATTCGGTGTTATCCGTGTTGTTAGGGTCCATAGTCAGCGTTGCTTGGCACGCAGAAGTAGTCGAAAGGTTGTATGTTTAGGGTTGGAGGCAAGTGTGAGAGTGCTCGTCACCCGTTTTGAGTGGGATTGACGTGCTTTCCTTCCCTGACCTTGGTCATGAAGTCCCTGTTTGCCTGAAAAAGACGGAGCAGGTCGTTAAAAGCGGCAACCCTGCCGCTGTAGAACGCTCTTTCTTCTCCGACGACCTTTGCCTCCATGACCCTGATGAGGTCATTTTGGAAATTCTCGTCGGTGATGACCAAAACAGCCTTGTACAGGGCGTCGGCGTCGGTGTTCGAGAACCCGAACGCCTTTGTGTTATCGTCGATTTCTGCCATAAATTACATCATGCCTCCCATTTGGAGCGGAGAGGGTACCCCGCCCATGCCTTGTTGCGGAGCCGCCTGCTGTGGGGCTCCCTGCTGGGGTGCCGCCTGCTGTTCCTGCATGGCTTCGCCCATCTCTTGCTGGATTTGCTCCGACGCAGGGGACACGCCGATGCGTCCGATGGTCTTGTTCTTCTGCTGTTCGACGGACATCTGGAGGTTCTTGGAGTAGTTCTCCAGCAGAATCTGGAAGATACGGTCTCCCTGTGCCGCCTGTGCCGCCTTGGGGTTCTTCTGGAGGATTTCCTGAAGGTACTGCATCTTGGATTCCGCCGCAGGGTCGTTTTCGACGTACAGTGCTTCATTGCCGAGCATCATCATGCCGACATCGTTGATGACGTCCTTGTACAGTTTCTGGGAGGCCGTGGCTTGGTCGATAACCAGTTCCCTTGCGGCGTCAGGAGAGATGGCCTCGATGACCAACTTGACGAGTTTGTTCCTGTCGATGACGCCGCCGCTGTCCAGAGGCACCACGGTCTCGACGATGGCCTTCAGTTTTTCCATCACGAACTCGGGGTCGGTGTCACGCACGTCAAAGCGTACGTTGAAGTCGTACTGGCTATGGATGTCCGACATGTTCTGCTTGAGGGGGGCACCCGTGATTCGGGTGACTTCTTCTTCTGGCATGAACTGTAGGCACAGGGAGAACAACTGCTTGTAGCACTGGGTCCAGAAGTGAAGCCAGTTGTTGACCTGCAACTGTTGCATCATGCGGACCTTGTTAGGGTCGATGGTTTCTCCGACGATGAAGCCGTAGAAGTTGCCGAGGTTGGTTTCAATCTGCTGGATGATGCTGATTGCGTACTCGGCTTTGCCCTGAGGAGGGTCCATCCAAGTGTAGTCGTCCTTGGTCGAAACTGGGAGCACTTGCCCCGGAGCAATCCTGTTCAGTGCACCTACTCTTTTGACCACTTTAACGGGCGGCATGATTTCGAGTGCGGTCCTGTCACGGAATGCGTCGTGCTGTGCCTTGACCTCATCCTGCTCGGTCTTGGAGATTTCTGGGATGCCACGGCTCTCAGTCACTTGACGTCGGGTCATCTCGAACCTGATTGCTACGAACGGATACTCTCCGTGTGCGTAGTTAAGCATGTCTTGGATGGCATATGTTCCGTTGCCGACATGGGGCGAGAAAACGGTGTAGTAGATGGAGGCGATGTCATTTTCGTCCAACTGCCTGTAGTAGGCCCAGACGACCTCGATGAGGTTGTCGCCACGCTGGATGTTTGAGTTGAGCATCGTCGTGGTAGGCACGAGGTTCGGGTCGTTGAAGTAGAAGTGGTTACCCGACGTCTTGACCGCCGCCTCAATGAACTCTGGGTCCCATCCAGCATTCTTCTGCATGCCACGGAGTTCGACTTCGGTCATGAACTGCCTGCGGAAGATGACACGTGCCTGCTGTAGGTCGGACGTCTCTGGAGGAAAGCACACCTCGTCGAAGGGCTTTAGGGCCGTGACACGGGGAAGGTTCTTCTGGATGTAGACCTCTTCCAGTTCTCCTTGACCTTCGTCACGCATCTTGGTCACGAACTTGCGGATGTCTTTCTGCTTCATCTGCGGAAGCACCTGCTTGCAGAGTTCGATGGCGTACTCCTCCTTCTGGGGATTCTGGATTGCGGCAATGAGTTCCCCCGTGACGCCGCCAGCACCCATGGCCTTTTCCTGTTCGGCGACGGCGAACAATTCTTCCATGGTCATGGTCTGACGCCTGATGCCAATCTGCCTATCCCACGTAATTTGGGCACAGCACCAGCCATAGGTAAGCATGTAGTCTGCGGTAAGTTCGGCCTCACGCTGGAGTTCGGTACGCAACTTGGTCTCTACGAGCCAACGCATCAGGTTGGTGGCGGAGGAAGCGGCCATGGCGTCGTTGACCTCGGTCCCGCCCACCTTGAGGGTGGATGCGTTGTAGGAGGTCATCAGCATGGCTTTCTGGTCACGAATCAGCCTGTCAACGAGTCGGACACGGACGTCGGACGCACCTTCGAACGGGAAGGCAGGGTCGCCGTCGGGACGGGCCCAAGAGTGCTTCTTGCCGTCGTCGGTCTGGCCAGCCCAACGAGCGTAGCGGACGTCGTCGGCCCACGACATCTTGGAAACCATGGTGCCGTGGTATGCGGAACGCTCATACTCCTCTAGGAGCGTGTTGATGTCTGGCTTACGTTCATGGTAGGCCAGAGGGTCGGAGCCGACCTGATTATGCTTTTGCTTCATTTACGGGAGGGGTGGAGTTGAGTTTAAGGAAAGATTCGATGTCGTCTCGGTAGAACATGTGCTGTTTGCCTTGGGTGGTGAACACCCTAAGGGCACCTTGCCTGCGGAGTCGAATTAGCGTGGTCTTGGACAAGCCGTAGTGCCTTGCGGCCTCGGCGAGCCTCATGAGGGGTGGGATTTTGTTAGTCATTTCAGTAAGAGCCTCCTCCGAAAGCCCTGTAAGAGTCGCTACCGCCGTAGTCGGGTTGCATGACGGCTATGTAGCGAAGTGCGTCGATAGGGTCCTTGCTTGAGCCCTTCTCGCCGTCGATGCCAGTCCACTCTCTCAGGCACCACATCAGGTTCTTGCAGTCTTCGGAGATGTAAAGTTTCGGCTGATTGACCGCCGAGATAGGCTGATTCTGGTCGTAGGAGAACCAGTCATTGATGATGGACACGCCTTCCTCCAGCCTTAGGCCAGCAGAAGCGGTGAAGTACATGGGCAACGGCTCCTCGTCCAGCAGTTGCAGGAGCGTAGTGCCGCCTTCCTTGTTGATGACGGGAGAGCCAGCCGCCCTAGGGTCTATGTAGCGTTCGGCTATTTCTTCGCCGTTCTCAAGGTTGAGGATGTGCTCCTTGATTTCGGTAAGGCCCATGCCAGCACCCTGCTTTTGGGCAGGCCCAGCACGCCCATCCGACTTTTCGGAAGGCAAAGCCCACTCTCCCATGCTGATGTCAGGCCACTCTCGGTAGACAAACTTGTTGCCGTACTCGTCAATACGTAGCCACACCATGAACCAATTTCTGGCTCCAGCAGGGTCCACCGCCATGTAATTGGTTCCTTCTTCTGGGATTTGGTCGGCGGGGATGATGTTCGGCTCCCCGAACCTCGGGAACTGCGAGCCTGCGAGCGATTCCGCCCAGCCATATGCACGGATTTTGACTTCATAGGGGCCACGCCCCCTAAGTGCTAACTTGATTTGTTCGAAGGGCGAGTATCTATTTAGGATTGAATGAAACCAGATTACATTGGCCGAACCCTTGCTGCATTCTGCAACGTAGGGCATGTGCCCCTTCGGGATGCTTGGGACATTCTGTGTATCGGGCAGAAGGTCCGCATGAAGCGTCTTTTTAATGCGGCACCCAGCGACGTAGTCCTTGACGACAGGCGTGAAGCCAGTGATGGGCGTGAAGGTGAGAATCATCTTACCCGAGCGGGTGACAAGACGGTACCGTAGGGTCTCAATCCAGTCCTGAGGCACGAGTTCGTCGCACCATATGAGGTCGGGCTCGCCACCTTCGATGACCTTCTTCTCCTGACCGTAGTTCATGAAGAAGCACTGCGAGCGATTGGGCAGGACGAACGTTGCGTCCGTGAAGCCGTTCTTCTGCGAGTACTGGATGTTGGTGACCTTGGTCTTTTTGGCCGTCTTGAACTCTGGTGGCATGTATTTCCAGATGACGGCCTGTTGCATCTGGATGGAAGTCTGGGAAGTGGTGTGTAAGCACCAAATTCTGGAATTGGGCCTCGTGCAGAGCAGTTGCATCACCCTCTTGGCGGCATATTCGGTCTTTCCAGCACGGTTTCCGCCCATGATGAGCAGTTCGTTGCCTGACATCAGCAATTTGTCCGCTTCGGCCCAACTGTCGGGCTCGTAGCCATGCCTGTAAGGGTCGTTCTGCTCGGCCTGAATCTTCTCCTCACGCCTTTTGAGGATTTCAGCCGCACCTTCGGCTCCTACCGTCTTGGCCAGTTGGACGATTTCGTCCTCAGACGGAAGATAGATGATGGGATGCTTGGTCAACTGCATCCCAGCCACGGTGACTTGGTCCGTGCTCATTCATCATCCTCCTCCTCTTGCTCGACATACGAACTGGTTGCACCAGCCGAGTCCCATTGCTGGATTTCCATGACTGGGAAGGCTCCCTGCCACCGCATGGGCTGAATCCTGATGGCACCGCCGTGGAATCCAGTGCCGAAAAGGCCGTACTGCGGGATGAAGTGCTTGGCGGACGAGACCGCCGCCTTGAAGAAGCCCGAGCGGAACACCTGCGGGTTGTAACTCTTGAAAGTCGGGTCGCCACGTCCGTAGGACGAAATTTTTTTGGACGGACGTATCCCAGACTTCGCACCTCCCCCAGAGAGGTCTCTCTGGGTAGGCATTCGCTCAGTCTTGGGGATAGGTTCATTAGGGTCCCTAAGGGTAAGGAGGCCATTCTTGCCCCTGACGAACGAGGAAGTGTTCCTTGCGGCCAGTTCCTTGTTACGCTCGTCAAGGGTATCCTTGCTGGCGAGAAGGCCAGAACTGTCCCTACCGAACGAAGTTTGGGCAAGAAGGGCGGAGCCCTCCTTGGTATTGAGGTTCAGAAGTCTGGGGTCCGTGGCAAAAGACTTGTCGCTTCCGCCAGCGTTATACTTGTCGGGACCTTTGTCCCACTCGGAACCGCCTAGGCTCTTGCTCCAAGGCGTGAACGCCAAAGGGTCAGGACGTGTAGGGTCGAGGCTTGGGTTGCCCCTGCCCTGCACGTACCTGTCCTTGTCGTCGGCCATTTAGCCTACGATGGAATACCAGATGGCCTTAAGCCTGTCGGCGTAACGGGCACCGACATAAACGCCACCGAGGAAGAAGATAGCAGAAGCAATTAGGGTAATCATTTGAAAGGGTCAAATTTGGACCTTTCTCCGGGGGCATATGTCTCGCCTCGTCGCCATTGGTTCACCTTACCGAGTTCCTCATTGACGCTGAGAGTGTGCTTATTTCCGTAGATGTCTTTCTTCATCTTAACGCCCCTCTTTAGGCTGCTTTCGGAGCGACGAAGGTCTTCGAGTTTGGAAAACGGGATGCCTTGCTTTTTCTTGGACCAAGCGGAGACGCCCTTAGTAAACATCTTGGACGCCGACTTGAGCAACTTCTTAGGAACCTTCATCGGGACTGACGCTTCTGTCGCTGGTAGTAGTTGTAGCCATCAACGGCACCGCCGACGGCGAGACCGCCTGCGACGACCCGCTTGCCTGCACGGACCTGCTTGCTGGTGTAGCGGGG